AGTATTTGACTTTACAGTAAAGTCTGATAAAGATGAGGCTGATTTACAAAGAGAACTAAGAAATCATTTTTACAATGAAAAATCAACGATTGAACAAATACATACTTCAAAAAAGAAAGGTAAGATTGTTATATCATTTACAAAAACAAAGACAAACTTTGAATCTATTATGGACGATCAAGAAATTATAAAGACAATCAAATATAATAATCACGATCTAGATTCATTTTTTGATGAGATATACGAAGGATTATTTAAATTTTTTGACGAAAGAGATGTAATTCCTAAGAAAAAAGATCTTTTAAGTAAATCTCCTTATAAAGAAATAAAGTTAGGAGAAGAAGTTGTTTTTGATGAAGATATTAATATACCTTTCAACCGTAAACAGAAACTTTTTGAGATTGTACAAGATGGAGAAAAAATTGATTTATCACAGAATGAAAATTTTGTAGAGTATTTTCTGGATGACAGCTATAATATTTCTCCTAAAAAGAAAGTTTTCTTAAGAAGAATGATTTTAGGTTTAACTTCTTATTATCCAATTGATAGGAAGTCAATTAAATTTATGCCACAAGTTGTTCCTCCAAGAATGACCGTTCCACTTTATAAAGATTATACGATTGTTAAAAATACAAATATAGTTCGTTGTCCAATGGGACCGGTTCAATGGTCAAACTATGAAAATGAGTATATGCGTGAAAAATTAAGAAGGCTAAACAATTTGAGGAAAAAAGATCTTTACAATGATAAAGAGAATTCTGACTATAGTATAAGAACAAGACAAACATGTAATATTGTCTATGATGATGACTCTTTTAGAAAAGAAGATGATGATTCAAAGAAACTTGAAACTTATGAACGTATGCGTATGAATGGAAACTTTTCTTTTGATGGAAAGCTCAGCCTTTATTCTCCAAAGTTTTACAAGATATTAGAGAATATTAATCGTTTTATAAAAGATGATACTCCAACAGGTAAGGTTTTGTATTACAGTGATTTTAGAAAAGATTCTGGTTCAGAAGCATTTGAACAGATATTATTGGATAATGGTTATGAAAAATATGATCATAATAAGAAAGATATTGATACTCTTATAAGTGAAGGGTCAAAAAAGAAGAGATATACATTTTTAACTGGAGAAGAAGAACAAGAATTGAGAAAATATAATAAGGAAGCATTTAATAGAGACGAAAATGTCTTTGGTGAATACATACAATTAATAATGATTTCAAGTGCTGGAGCTGAAGGTATATCTTTAAAATGCGTAAGACAAGTTCATATTATGGAACCTTTCTGGAACTATATACGTATCGATCAGGTTTTTGGAAGAGCTATTCGTATGAAATCTCATATGAATGAACTATTGCCAAAAGGCGAACGTAATGTAGAACAGTATTTATACTTGTCATCTTTACCAGATGGAGAAACAGTAGAAGATATCTTTAACAACTTAAAAAGAGAAAAATGGCCTGATGTTGATGAAATTGAGATTGATGGAGATATCAAAATGACATTATTAGAAAAGTATAAACCTGTTTACAAAACTATCACTAAGATATTATCTATGAAAAAAGAAACAAATGGAAGAACTGTAGATCAGTTGTTATTTGATATCATGGAGCGTAAAAACATTATCAGTTCAAATATCACTGATATTATCAAAGAATCATCTGTAGATTGTATACAAAATAGTCGTGATGATATACAACTAAATAATAAATGTCTTCGGTTTTCTAGTAAATTAAAGGCGGAAGAATCTCATTTCCCAGGTATTAACTCTTCAGAATTAAATAAAATAGATGTAAAGCAATTCAAGAGTAACTTTTTACAATATATTAAACCAAATATATATGTTATTTTAGCAAAAAAGAAGGAAGATGATAGCGATATGTATATTTACTATAATCTTGAAAAAACATCTGATGAAATAGATGTTCGTTATGTTCGTGAAAATGGTCTTCAGGTATGTGATTATGATCCTAAGAATAAAATGTTTACATACTATGAATTAAAAGATCATCCTCTAAATGAAAAATTAGGAAATGTATTTTCTGTATTTAAAACACTATACAAATCTCCTAAAAAATTATTAGAAAAAATAAATAAACTTGATTTTCCACCAATCAAGGGCTTTAAAAAGGAAGAAAATATAGAAGGTTATATAGTAAAATACAATCCAACAGAAAAATTATATTTTAGTCCTCTTTCAAAATCATCTATTATTAAACTTTATCCTTATAAAGAATACAAATACAATAACTATTCAATTGAGGGATTAAGTTATGTATTTTTGAGAAACAAAAGATTATTTAAGAGTATTGATTAAAATAAATCATATTTTGATTGCTAATATTTAGTATCTTCATATCAATATTATTATAAACTTTATCGTGATGTTCTCCATCTATTTTACAAAATATCATATTATCTTTGATTGCTTTTATTTTTAACGGATTTGATAATAATTCAATAATATACATGTCATATGTTTGAATATTAATTACCTTTACCATATCTTTAACTTTAAAGTTTCTCATATCTATCTTTGAACATGTGAAAATAATTATATTTTTTTTTATTTCCATGATATTTATTTTAAGAATATCATTACTTGAGTATTTCACATTTGATATATCTCTTATATCAATTGAAAGGCGTCTTAATGGAAATGTTATATTGAATATAATATTTTCAATTGGCTCATAAATACCTACTGAATTAAAATCATTTTGGATGATGTCTTTTTGTTGTAGGCAAACCTCCATATCTAGCTCTTTTATTTTAAGTGTAAGTATTGGTAATGTAAATATATAATTTTCTTCAATTGGTATTATAATTCTAGATAGACTATGTAGTTTTTTTGGATCAATCCCTTCTTTTGATAAATCAATACTATAATTATATCGAGATGAATTAATACTTGTTCTTTTATTAGATGTAAAAGATACTAATTTTAGATTTCTTTCAAAAACAGGTGTTTCTTCTTTTGGTATTATCTCTGTTTCAAAAACTTCGGATTCACCCGAATCCTCTTCAATGATTGTTTCTATTTTTGTACCAGTAGATTTTTTTAGAAGATCATTGATACTTGTTCCACTTTCTACTTGTTGGTTTTGTTCTCCTTGAGGAGGTATTTGTATACTTTCTCTTTCTTTCATAAGTTCTGCTAATTTTGTTTCACTATCTTCCTCCCTTTTTCTAAAACCAGAAGGTTCTTCTTTTTCATCTTCTTTTTCATCAATACTACTTCCTCTATTTTTTTTAATAGTTGTATCTAATAATACTTTGTTTATTTCTGAGATATCTTCAAAATCATTATTCTCAAAGATATCTTTCATATCTTCTATATATATAGTTTTTACCTTCTCATCACCTTCAATCGTTATATTATAGTCTTTTTTTAAAACATTATTAGCCATACTAAACATAAAGTCTTTGTTTATATCTGAAAAAAATTGATCATATAGAGACATATTTAATTAATTAGTCTTACTTTTAAAAAAAAATAGATAAACGTAAAATCATTTAGGTATAAAGAAAAATTTTCTAAACTTTTCTATTTTTTTATCACTCTTTTTGTTTTTGATATATTTTTTAAAATTTTGTCCTTTTAACATTGAAACCAAAAAATGTAAACAGTATACACCACATTCTGTATTTTGATGTTGATGTTTAATATCATTATATAAAAATTCTATATCTCTATTTATATCTAAACATTGATCTTGAATCCTCTTAACAAATTCAACGACTTCTTTTTTTGGTTTACTAGCTAGAGAATCAAAGTAATAAATACATGGTTTACCTTTAATGTTTTTCCCTTTTAAATCAATATAGAGAGAAAACCAATGTTGTCCAGAACTATCATGAGGATCTGTATTAAAAACCATACCTAAATATTCTGTACCATCTCTTTTTATTTCTGGAATACTTATATTACAAAGTTCATCCGCTACACATTTATTTTCAGATAATTTTTTATCAAAATCAATCGGATTCGCACCTAAATATTGAAATTTAGGATAAGCATCTTCATATTGCGCCATTACTTTATTAATATCTAAAGTTGATAACCATTCATTGGGATTACTTTTCCATTTATCTGGCATATCAGGTCTAAAACTTTCTTCAAAATGTTCTAAATCTTCACTAGAAAGTTCATCTCTTATAAAGTTAAGAGTTTTCCAACAATTTTCAGTATCACATTCGCTTTTATCTTTTATTTTTTGTGAAATTTCTTTATGGAGTTTTTTTTTATCTTTATGAAGTGTTATTTTATAATCATAATTGTTAAGTATTGATGCTATTTTTATGAGCAATTCTTCATCTAAACACGAAACTTTATTACCTTTTCCCGATGGAGAACAATGTCCTTTTACAAACATTATATATATAAATAAAATATTTAAAAATTATACGTAAATATTATCTAAAATGAATAATATGTTGGATTCAAAGAGTATAATATTAGAAAATATTGATAATATATTCAATGAATATAATCGTATCAAGGAAGAAAAAAATGTGGAGCTTGTGAAAATTATACAAGAATGTAATGATTTACGTGGATGTAATAAAAAGCTTATTACTGAAGTAAGTGAAAAAGATAAACTTCTTATTGTTAATGAAAAGAAAATGATAGACTATGAGCATATGATAAATAAAATACAAGAAGATGCTATGAAAGAAAAGACTGAAAAAGAAAGATTCGATATGCTTAAGAAACAAGATAAAGAAATTCATGATAGAGATATTGAAATCAATCGTCTTCAGAAAAAAGTAGAGATGTTAGAAGAAAAGTTAACAATGTTTAACAATAATTCAGATGTCGCTGATACAGTTCAAGAAGTTCAGGAAGAAAAACCAACAGAAGTGGTTGAAGAAGAAGAAAAACCGATTAAAGTGAAAAAAGAAGAAGTCAATGAAGAGGTTGTAGTAGTTCAAGAAGAAGAAAAACCGACCGAAGTTGTTGAAAATCCTAATGATAAAATTGAAGGTGAAGATAGTGGTGAAGAAACTGAAGAATTATCAGACGAAGAAGGTGAGGAAGTAGAGATAATAACACATTACAAAAAAGAATACTATATCATTGTAAATGAAAAGCCACAATACATCTATACAATTGAAGACGGTGATTTAGGTGAAAAAGTAGGTGAAGTTCAAGGTAAGAAAAAGGTATTTTACAATTCTTCTAAAAACTGAATGTATTGTTTATAAAGACTTGCGTCTGTTTTAAAATTAAAATGTCTTCTAAAACCATCTTTATCATTCTTGTAAAATTCAATTAATTCGGGATCAAGGTAATTACTCTTACATATTGCTGGAGTATTATGAAGTTTAATAGAAACACTTTCAATACATTTTTTTAGTTCTGAATTTTGATTTTTCATAAGCTGTCTAATAAGCTCTATGTTTGCTCCCCATGTTCTAAAATCTTTCGCAGTAAATTTTCCAAATTGTTTTAAATATTTATTCACATCAGACGACTTTATATTATAATACCTTTCACCCCTTCTGTAAGTGAATATTCTATCTTCTTTTCCTATAGTTCTCTTTTTTTGACGAAGTGTTTTTACAAGCTTTTTATTTTTTACTGTACAAATATTTCTCACATTCTTTTTCCCATTAAAATCAATCACTAATTCATCCTTACCTTTTACTTTAATATGTTTCCCCTGTAATGTTGTAGTGCCGTATGATTTATTCTTTTTTGAATAAACATCATTACCTATTCTAAATTGACATTCCATAATCAATGTAAGGATTATAGCTATTTGTTTATTTTTAGAATCTTTAACAGTGTAAAGATCATCATTTATCTTATCACTTATTTTGTTAAAGTTTTTTCCAAAAGATAACATCTTATCAAACTTCTTATGACTTTGAGCTTGTGTATGTTTCTTATTATATACATATTGTGAACGACCTTTTTCATCATAACCGATTGCTAATACTTTGTCTTCTTTATCAAGGTTTATTTTTACATTATCATAAGCAGGAGCAATATAAACACTCTTAATAGCCTTTTCTATCTTTTTTTTATCTTTTATTTCTTTATCATTCTTATCGTAATATTTATGTTTGTATTTTTTCCCAACTTTCCTTAGAATTTTACGCACTATATACTTTTCCATACTATATATATTACATTTATTTTGTTATGCGTTTTTTATTAATTTTGACCATTGTGTTGGATCATCTTTATCTGGTGGAGCATTGAGATATTCCCAATCATAAAATCCACATACATCTTCATATGCCCCTTTTACATCATGGACATCTTTTACAAATGAATCATCTGAAAATTGTCCGGACATCATACCCATAACAATTTTATCTTCAGGATAACCATTATCTACTATTTTTTTATAAGTATCTAAACTGAATGATTCATAACATTGACAATTAAACCACCTTATCATCTTTCCTTCATCTGAATTATAAAGGTCTTTATAGATAAAACCACCCATACCAGGAATATCACTTTCCATACACGAAGATACAGGGGCCATAGTTATTAGAAAATCATCTCCAAAATCAATATTTATAGCTCTGATTAACTTTTTAATATCTTCTATATCCACCACCTCTTCTACATCTAAATTAATACCTTGAATCCATGGTTTAGAAGAAAGAAATTCTTTTAATTTTTCATAATAAAGGTTAAAGTTTGAGAATAATTCTTTAAAAGCTCCTCCAGCACCACCTACCATACAAGATATATGAACATGTGATTCTGATAATTCTTGCGTTTCTTTCCAAAGATTATTAAACTTCGCATTACTTGGTAAATCGTCATTTAAATATAGATTATCATCTCCAAAATGTATT